TTTGTTCCTGAGATGAGCGGTATTGTCAGCTGGGCTCTCTCCATGGATTACGCAACCATGAAGGATGTCCTCGCAAATCCCACGAAGCACGTTCCTTCACTCAACAAAACCAACATCGAAGCTCTTCTCTTCAACAACCAGTTCGTCGCTTGGTTGAACGATTGCTGCCTGTACGCTCCCAACACAGTCACTCCTGTGGGTGCTGGTGCTCGCAAGCCAAATACCGACGAAGGTGAGAAAGGTATGTACGTAGCTAACGCTTACGGTGCTTTGTACCCTTCCTACGCAAACTTCTGTAAGTCTTGTGGTTATAAGCCAGCTGCTAAACATCGTTTCGTTGAACGCACCAAGGAAGCTCTGACTAACATCCTTAAACTCCCTGGTACTAAGGTTGTGTTAAACGACGGTATTCCGGGTATCAAAGGGCTGCGTCTTAAGGCATATGATCTAAACTCCGATCGTGCTGCAAAGGGTTCAGAGCGTTTACCCACGCCTGTCGAATTTGCCCAGGACATGACTACCAATCGCTGGGACACTGCCTTCCAAAAACATGACACGCCTAAATCTTAATTTCGCACTCGCTACGGTTGCGGGTGGTTCGGTTGCTATCGCCACTGCACTGACCGCCCCTCAGTTTGTCGGGGCCTCCCTGGCTTTTACAGGTGGTTTGATCGGTGGAGCGTCCATCGCAAAAGAACGTTCACGCAAAGAAGCTAAGGAAGAAGAGCAAACTTCACGTGTCACACAGACCTTCAAGAGTCTCTATGAAGTCAACCGAGGGATTATTGACCCAGTACAGCTCGCCTTCCTAGCAAATGTTCCTGTGAACAAAGCGCACGCCTTTCTCATGAGTCTGGCTGAAGCCAATGGTGGTCAAAAGGTCTCTTTGAAAGAAGGCGTGGGTGTCGTCTTTGCCTTCCCCCACAGCACTGCTGCTCTCGATGAGCTTACGCAGAACGCACAAAAGTGGGCAGCTGCTCAGACTCAGCAGCTGAACAATGAACTCCTACAGCACAAGAAACTCATTCAGGCTTATCAGCTCCAGGCTCAACAACCAAAGGCTCAACCTATTGCTGAGCCGAGCCCTTGGGAAAACGTGAGCCCTACTTGAGGAACTCCCAACCGGCTAAGCCTTTATCTTCTTCCCGTGCTTCTTGGATTGCTTCCACGATCACGGGAAGTTCGTCTTTAAGGCGTCGTCCGATGCACTGAACAATAGAACGGTGCTCGTGTTGCGTGTCTTGCTTACCGCGAAGACCAACGTAATGGACGAAACTTCTGATAGTTCCTGAAATGTGGAGTTTTGTCGGCGTGTATAAAGGAAGAATGTTTCTTGCACATTCTCGTGCCACGCCTCGTGAGATCAGATCGTTGTACAGATCATTGATCTGGGAGTCGATGATTTCAAACCTTTCCCAGAACTCCTGATGGAGATACAGAGGGAGTTGACTCTCAGAGACTTGTCGATTCGTCTTGCCCTGAAAACGAAGGTCGAATTGAAAAGGTTTTTCTTCGACACTTAAAATTTCATTTGGGTTGCAATATCTTTGACTCGTTTCCTGGAACGTGAAGCTCCTATGTCGCAAAATC